GGTACATGTAATCGAGCGCCTTGAGCGGGTACTTGACGGCCGGGGCTTCCAACAGCTGCTGGAGCGACTTGCGGGACTTGGCGCGGTTCAGCAGATAGACCTGCGTGTCCGGGTTCAGGGAGTTCCACTGCTCCTCGGTCAGCAGGCCGCCGGTGCTGCGGTAGGTCTCGAAGTCCGCGGAGGGCGACTCGCCCTTCCATGAGTCCGGGGCGAGGGGGTTGCCGTCGAAGGGGCTGTCCCAGCTCAACGGGGCCATCAGGTCGTCTCGGAGCTTGGCCACGCCGAGCTTCCCCAGCGACCACACGTCGGGGATGATGTCGCCGAAGGCGCCCCCGAAGGAGCTGTCGTTGCCGTGGCCTCGCAGGGTCTTCTCGACCATCGAGGCATTGTCGGGGCTGAGGCCGGCGCCGTACTTCTCGTAGGTCTGGGCGTAGGACCACTCGTTGGCCCTTGCTTCAGCCAGCTGAGCGGCCAGCTCGGCGTTCACGCGCTGCTGGGCGAAGTCGTGCATCGCGTTGGTGAACTGGCTCAGGTCGGTCCAGTCCGCGGAGGCAAGGTCGTACGCCAGTCCATAGCGCGGCACCTTGCCGGTCGGGGTTACCGCGGCAGAGGCATGGCCGATGCGGCCGATGCTCCAGCGGTCGTTCTTGCTCAACCAAGTTCTCCGCGCAGCTGACGAACGAACTGCTTCGTGTGGGGGTCCACGTCATCTTGTGACGCGAGCAGGATCAGGACAGGGAGGTAGGACCGCAGCCGGGCGGCCACCTCGGGGGTCATGTTGGTGTCGGGGGCCGTGGTCGGGCCCGGGCCAGCACCGAAGGGCATGCCCGCGGTGATCGGCTCGTCCGGCCGCTGACTGGGCTCGCCGAGGCCGACGATCCCGGACAGGTCCGGGCCGAGGCTGGGCGCCGCCGGCGCCGCCCCGGACCCGGCCCCGTTGGGGCTCATCGGCGCGGCTTGCTGGGCGGTGCGAAACGCGGCGTTCTCGCCGTACTTGGCGTTGGGGAGGTCGCGGATCGGCTGGCCGGGCCCGCCATCCGTGCGACGGGCGAGACGGCCGGGACCACTGGCGGGCGCGGGGTTTGTGGGCTTGCGATACCCACCGTGGCCGTTGGCCATGTCACTCTCCGTTGGTCAGGGTCTCGATCTCGCGGGCCGCCTGCTGGCGGAAGTCCTCGGTCTCCACGCGGTAGTTGGCGTGCGCGGCGACCAGCTGCTGGGCGAGGGTGAAGGTGTGCGTGAAGGCCTCGGAGAGGCCGCGGACGAGGTTCAGGACGAGGACCGCGAGGTCAACGATCTGGAACTTCCGCGAAGGTGACCATGACTCGATGTCGTCGTACTCCTCGAACTCGTCGTCGTCCACGGCTCTCTCCTCTGGTTCAGCGAAGGGGGTTCTTCTTGTTCCCACCGACCGGCTTGGGGGTGCCGTGTCCGTGGACGCCCGTGGAGCCGCCGGCGCCCTTGTGGGTGCCGATGGGGGCGTGGGTGTTGGGAGCCTTCGGGCCGGGGCGGCTACCGAACGGCTGCTTGTTGGGGGCTGCCATTGCTTTCTCCTTGGTTAGGCCGGGAGCCTTCTGCTCACGTTGTACTGAAGGTTGGGATTGCCGCCTTGGGTGAGGCCGGCGAGGATCATCGAGACATCGGGTGCGGCGCCGGCGCCCATGTAGGAGTTGTCGCCGGGGACCTGCCCGGGGGCGCCTCCCCCGCCGCCGCCGAGCTGCTGCATCAGCTGCTGCACCGGGTCCACGGGGGCCCCGCCCTGCTGCTCCTCGGGCTCGAAGGCCGCGAGGACCGCCTCGTGGAACGGGGTGCCGTTCTCGCGGCCCTTGATGATCTGGGCGGCGCGCTGCAGGGTCTTCAGCGGATCGATGCCCTGCTCCCCCATCAGCGGCGCGTTGGTGAGCAGGGCGTACACGCCTTGCTTCATGGCGTCGGTCATCTGCTCGATGTCGATGCGGCGCTGCAGCTGGTCCACGTCCACGTCGAAGGGCAGCAGCCGCTGCATGGTGTCGCGGTCGATGGCCTGATCGGCGCGGAGCTGGAGCAGGAAGACGATGGCCCGGTTCGGGTCCATGCCGGCGGTCATCCCGTAGGTGACCGACACCGAGTAGTCGCCGTTGATGTCCCGGCTCGGGGTGTACCGCTCGGAGAACGGGGCGCCGGAGGCGATCCCGTTGACGGTCTTGGTGAGCTCGGGCCAGTAGGTCTCGTCCATCTCGAAGCACAGCGAGATGACCCGGCGGAGCGCGTCGCCGATGATGTCCTGAGCGGTGGCGATCTGCGTGGAGTAGATGGCGGTCAGCGCCTCGACTCCGCGGCCAGTGACAATGCTGGCGTCGATGTCTCCACGACGGGCGGCCGGCGTGCGGGTGCCGTCCGCGATCTCCTTGTCGAGGACGGAGGCCTCGATGAGGGAAGACTGGGGCAGCTCGATGGGAACCCGGCGCACCTTGTCGGGATTGTTGGAGCGAATAATCGCGTCCGCGCCGAAACTGATCTGGGTTACATCGTCAGGCACCGCAATGGGAGCACGGACTGCCTTCTCGGCGGCTTCGAGCCCGTACACGGCCATCCGTGCTCGGGCGAGCCATACCCACATCACATCATCGAACTGCCCGCGCCCGTGCTCGTCCCACTTGGGTCGCTCGGCGACCACCACGGGGGGACGGCCGAACCGGTGAGTGGTTCGGCGCAGCACGAGCCCCTGCCGCTCAGGCAGGAATAGGACGATCTCGTTGCCCACGTAGAGCTGGACCACGCACAGGCGTGCCGAGTTGTCGTCCTCCCGACTGGTCGTCGGGTTCATCCGGATTGTGTGCTCAACATCCGGGAACTTGGCGCACAGGGAGGAGATGGTGTCCGCCCACTCCTTGGCGTAGATCTTGACGTTGCCGTAGAAGTCGGTCTCCCAGTACGCGCCGCGAGGGTCATCGATGCGGATGCGCGGGCACTGGGTGTCAAAGTCGGGCTCGACCACCAGCGGCATCGCGGCGAAGGAGAAGAACCAGTCGCAGCCGGTGTACAGGGACAGCTTGAGCCGGGAGTGCTCCACGTAGTACAGCGCGATCTTGGTGCGCTTGGAGGAGAACTTCTTGGCCTTGTCGGTGGTCTGGGTGGAGCTGGTGCAGTCGATGGCCGGCATCCGCGCCAGTACTTCGGCGAGGTCCCGGGCGGTGGTGTCGAGGATGTTGGCGACGACGGGGCGCGGCCAGTTGGAGGGGAAGGCCCCGGGCATGACCGAGTTCATGTCGCCACTGCGGGCGGCAGACACCTGCTGGTTGCGCACTTGGCGCTCAGCGCCGGCGCTCTGGAGGGTCAGGAAGCGCCGGAGCAGGTGGTCTGAGATTCGCTCGCTCATGCTCACCCTACTGATGCGCGAAGCTCGCGCAGATAGTCGTCAATGTTGATGACCCCCCGGTTCTCCCGGTCGTTCTCGGACAGGAACGGGTTGTCGAGGTGGGTCTGCTGCTGGGCGACCAGCAGGTGCTTCACGGCATCGCGGGCGCCGAGCTCGGCGAACCACATCGCCATCACGAGGTCGGTCTTCTGGGTCTTGGGGTGGCCGGGATACCACGTGACCAGCTGCTCCTTGAGCTGCCGGTAGGCCTCGTTCTGGTGGTTGCCCGGCAGGGAGAGCAGGGCCAGCCCGTCCTCCCAGCCGCGGAACAGCGCCTCCAGCGAGGAGACGCCCCACGCGGGGTCCCACTTGTTGCCACCACCGGTGTGGTGCTCGGACAGGCGCACGCCTCTCACAGCCAAGAACTTGTTGATCTCCGGGTCCTGAGTGAGGAACGCTTGGAAGGCATTGCGCTCGATCCGCCACTCGTTGATGTGGTGCTTCTCGGTGAAGTCCTCGATCAGCTGGCGCAGCTCCACGGGTCGGACCTGCTTGTTGAACACATCCACGAGGTACCGCTTGCCGGTGGCACGGTCCACGGTGAAAACCACGCAGGCGGTGAAGCCTGCCTGTGTTGCCGGGTCAAGTCCGGCGATGGTGTAGGTGGAGGGGAGGTCGATCTTGACGCCGCGGTTGCGGGCCTCCTGCACCCCGTTGATCATCTCGATGGTGAAGAGCGAATCTTCGGTGACTGGCTGCTGCTGGTAGACCAGCGCCCACGTTGCCGGCTTGATCTTGCGCCGGAGCTTGAACAGCCGCTCGCCATCCCACTTGGGCCACAGGCCCTCGGGATTCGGTTCACCCGGGTGCACCGCGTGTGGCCGGTCGGTCCATGGCCACAGCGTCACCCAGTCCTTGGGATCGTCGGCGGTCTCCAAGATCGCCGGCTGGGAGAGGTAGGTCCAGTCGGACTCCTCCCCGTCGTAGTGGTCGGGGTTCAGCAGCTCGGAGTAGAGATCCACTGGCGCGACCCGCGTGCCCACGACCAGAATCGGCGCGTCACGGGTCATCACGTCCTGCATGATGTAGTCCATGTGCGCTTCGTACTGGTGCGCGTTGTTGAGGTCCTGCACGTCGTCCAGCACGATCAGGTCGGCGCGGGCCCCGTAGAT